AACACAATCACAATCATGTCAACAGTTGAGGGTACACCTAATGTAACCTATACTGAAGGCGAAGTACTACGCTACATTGAGAAAGCAAAGGCAGTAGATGACCTTAACGAGATGCTCAACAAGCAAGTCCACGCAATCCGTGACGTTAAGAATAAAGTCCGTGACTTCTTCAGTGAAGGTGAATGGGATGACGGTGAGACAGTCATCAACAAAAGTGACGTCAATATGTTACTTGAATCCATTGGCTGTAACAAACTCACAACAAAGTACAATGCTAACTTTACTATCACAGGAACCTTTAGCATTGAAGTAGAAGATGAAGATGATGTTGAGTCTATCTTTACAGACAATGTAAATGTTGACTTCTATGATGGCGACATTGATGTTGACCAGATTGAAGTTAATGATATTGAAGTAGATAACTAATGGCAGAGTACGTACCTTATAAACCATATAAAGGTACGGCTGGATGGTCAGGCACTGATACATCTAAGGCTCGTGCTATAGATAACATTGCATCTGGTCGGGAAGAAAACAACCAGGTGTTAGCGTTAGCATATTTAAAACTATCAAATATAAATGGTGCTACATGGAAAGAATTATCAGATGCAGAGGGCTGGCATCACGGCACAGCAAGTGGTGTGTTGTCAGTACTGCATAAGTCAGGTGCTATAGTACGCACCATCAAGGTGCGCAATGGCTGCAAAGTCTATGTACATCAAGACTACAAAGAACAAGTAATGTATGAAGAGTACAAGAAGCGAGAAAAACTTTGTCCGCATTGCGGCAATGACATCAATGCATAGTCCGTCACACTATGCTATGATGAGTGGGTTAGGAGTGGTGGGGTTTCGGTTCTCTCCTTGTTCCCACCCTCCTGACCTATTTAACAAGGGAGATGTATGTCAGAAGTAGAAGTACCAAGAGATAGATACGGTAGACCTATGGTTGTACCACCTAAGGGTGGTAAGGCTGTAGCCTACACACGCACTACTACAGTTGCAGGTTCATTAGATGATGGCACTGCACTAGTAGCATGGAAGTTACGTATGGCTGCAGCAGGATTAACCCTGCGTCCTGACTTACTGTTGGCTGCAAGTGCAGCGAGAGACAACAAGTTAGAGATGGATAAGTTAGTTGAAGATGCTATGACAGCAGCAGGTGCAACAGCACAGGCTACTATAGGCACAGCCATTCATACACTGACAGAGAAGCACGACAGGGGCGAAGACCTTGGCGTGATACCAGAAGATTATGTTGCAGACATACAAGCATACGCTGATGCAACTAAACACTTTAACAATGTATTCATTGAACAGTTCTGCGTGCTAGACAAGTATAAGATTGCAGGTACACCTGACCGTGTAGTTGAATACAAAGGCGAGTTGTTTATCTCTGACCTAAAGACTGGTAGTATTTCCTACCCTAATAAGATTGCCATGCAGTTAGCAGTGTACGCACACGGCTTGCCGTATGACCCCGCTACGGCAACCCGCGGTAGTTGGGGTGGTGTTAACCAAGATAAAGGAATCATTGTGCATCTGCCAGCAGGCAGTGGTAAATGTGAACTGCATTTTGTTGACATCAAAACAGGTTGGAAAGGTATAGAGTTGGCAATGAAAGTTCGTACCTTTCGAGACACAAAGAAATCCCTAGTAACATCTATCCAAGGAGAATGATGGCAAGCACAGAAGCACCAATCAGTATCACAGTTAAGACAGCAGCAGGTTCTCTTGTTACTGTTCGCGCAGAAAGCGCGGATGAACTAGACCAAGTAATAGCACTATCACTAGCATCAGTATCATCTGCAGTTGCAGAGTTAGAAACAGCAGTACGTGGTGGCAATGCAGCAGTACCACCTAACCCAGCAGTAGCAGCAATTGCTACAGCATTTAATGCTGTACCTATTGTTGATTCATTTGATACACCAGCACCATCAATGGGTGCAGGCTCACGCAATTGTCCTCACGGTACAATGACACGCATCCATGGATTGACTGGCAAGTTCGGCCCATACAAGGGCTACTTCTGTCCAGCAAAACAGGGTGACCCAAGCAAGTGTACTACTCAGTACATCAAGCAGAACCAAGCAGAGTGGAACAGTTTCCAAGCCGACCAAACAAAGGCATAAATGAAAACATTACGCCGTAGTATTGGCAAGCCTGAGGTAGGTGGGGAGCCATTAGCCCCACCATTTCAGGCCTTCCAACGTGAAGGCATTATCTTTCGCCGTGCTGAAGTATCAGTAATTGCTGGTACACCAGGCGCAGGTAAGTCATCTATTGCATTACATATCGCAGCAAGACTGAAACAACCAACCCTTTACTTCTCTGCCGATACTAATGCACACACTATGGCAATGCGCTTGCTCGCTATGAAAGCAAAGATTAGTCAAGCACATGCGGAACATATGCTCAAGACACAGCCAGCCAAAGCAGAAGAACTCTTACGAGAGTTCTCTAATTTGTACTGGTCATTTGAACCTAGCCCTACTCTTAATGATTTAGATGCAGAAGTATCTGCATTTGAAACTATGTGGGGTAGAAGTCCTACACTTATAGTAGTAGATAATCTTATGGACATAGCAGTAGATGGACATGAAGAGTTTGCTGCTATGCGTGCAGTCATGAAAGAACTTAAGTATCTTGCAAGAGATACTAATGCATGCGTACTTGTACTACACCATACCAAAGAAGGTGCACTTGGATTTCCATGTCAGCCACGCTCAGCGTTGCAAGGCATGGTTAGTCAAGTACCTGCTATGGTATTAACTGTAGGACAAATGATGCAGGGACCAGACGCATACCTATGTGTAGCCCCTGTTAAAAACCGTTACGGTAAAGCAGACTTTACTGGTAACACATACGTATCTTTATCCTTTGACCCAGCCTCTATGTATTTAGAAGATGTAGTCAGAGACTATAGACAAGTGGAGATGAAAGTATAATGCCAGACTATACAGTAGAAGTTACATACAAAGTACGTCACTTAGTAAAAGTAGGAACAGACAGTCCTGAATCAGCAGAGTCATTTGCTGATGAACTTATACTAGAAAATATGAAATTAGGTGACTTAAAATATGACACACTTATTTCTGAGTATACATCAATAACAAAGGAAGATACTAATGCCTAAGTATAGAGTGACATACTCGCAATACAAAGTAAAAGTTATCCGTGCTTCTTCGTTAGCAATAGCAGAAGAACGTGCAAAGAAAGCAGAGACAGGGCGTTGGGAACTAACAGAAGTTAGAGACGAACCTAACGAATGAGTAGCGCAGCCAAAGCGAAAGGCTCAGGAGCAGAGCGAGATGTAGTTAAGTACCTCAAACAATGGTTCCCTTATGTAGACAGACGCTTGGCTGGTGCAACCCTAGATAAAGGTGACATCTCTGGTATACCAGGTGTTACCATAGAGATAAAAAACCACGCCAAGATGGACTTGGCGGGTTGGACAGAAGAGTTGATAGTCGAGATGGCTAACGACAAAGCATGGACAGGTGTGGTGTGGCACAAACGTAAGGGTAGGGGAAGCCCTGAAGATTGGTACTGCACCATGCCTGGCTATGTGTATGTAGATTTATTAAGGAGAGCATTGGGTGAAGTTAAATAATTTTGAAGATGCAACAGCATGGGGTAATTTAGATTACATTGCTTTATTATGTAAAGCCATTATGCTTGACAAAGTATCAATTAAAGATGGACGAATTATGGTAAAGGCTTTTACGGAAGAAGAAATTGAAGCCTGACATTGGTGAGTACCTGCACTACATAGGCGCCACCGTGCCAGCAACGGGCAGCGGTTGGCGTAAGATGAAGTGTCCGTTCCATCATGATTCACATGCAAGTGCAGCAGTAAACTTTGACAAAGACGCATTCATATGCCACGGTTGTGGAGTGAAGGGCGATACATATTCTCTAATCATGTACAAAGAAGGTGGTGATTACCGTGAGGCTGTCAAGTTCGCAACGTCAGTTCTTACTACAGGCAACACAGAGGTACGCGGCAAAGATAGAAATAGCAACAGACTATCTAGCAAGCCGTCAACTCTCGGTAGAAGAGGCAAGCATCTTTCATCTGGGGGTGGTAGACGAACCGCTTCCAGGTCATGAGCCTTACAAAGGAAGACTTGCTATCCCATACATCACGCCATCAGGCGTAGTTGATATTAGATTCCGTGGTATGAATGGCGAAGACCCCAAGTACATGGGTCTAGTAGGTGCTAAGACAACGATGTTCAACACACAGGCATGCTTTGTTGCAGACAAATACATCTGCGTCACCGAAGGTGAGTTCGATTGCATCATGATGAGCGTTAAGACAGCACACCCAACTGTCGGTATACCTGGGGCTAACAACTGGAAGCCACATTATGCCAAGATACTTGACGACTTTGATGTCGTCATTGTATTAGCAGATGGTGATGCAGCAGGGCTAGAGTTTGGCAAGAAAATCAGTAGAGAGTTAGGCAATGTCAACATCATCAGCATGCCAGACGGAGAAGATGTCAACAGTATGATGATTAAACAAGGAAGCGAGTGGCTAGATGAGCGAATCAGAGAATGCGTTACCCCTGGATAATACATTTTGGGAACACATTGAGCATATAGATTTTGCTATTGCTATACCAGTATCTGAAAACAGAATGCTTGACATCATCAGCGCACTGCAT